TCGATAGTGGATATCTATGATATCTCATTGATGGATAGCGCGATTCTTGCTTTTTGGTTGTGCGCTACGACCAAAGAAGCAAAAAAGAAACAATCAATAAGTTTTTAAGAAAGATCCTTCGGGATCTTTTTTTATTAAAAAAAATTACGTTACTCAACGGTAAAAGAGGGAGGTTTAAAAACATGAGTGAATTTAAGGTAATCGAGACACAGGAAGATTTTGACAAGGCCATTAAGTCAAGGCTGGCTCAGAAAGATCGCGAGCTTGAAGAGAAGTTTAAGGATTATAAGTCTCCTGAAGATGTGACAGCCATGAAGGCTGAATTTGATAAGCAGCTTAAGGAAGCTCAGGAATCTCTTAAACAGGCTCAGGAAAAACTTAAAACTCACGATTCAGAGGTGTCCGAACTTACCAAAAGAGCGGAAACGGCTGAGAATTCTCTTCTTAAGAATAAGATAGCCAACGAATACAAGCTTCCTTTTGAGCTTGCCGGAAGGCTTATCGGATCTAATGAAGAGGAACTCAAAAAGGACGCTGAAAGCTTATCGGGAATTCTTGGAACTCCGAAAGCAGCTCCGCCGCTTCACACTGGAACACAAACGAGCGCTTCAAGCGCTTCAGTTGATGCTGGCATGGGCGAATTATTAAGCCAGATAAATGCACAGCTAGCCAAATAAGGAGGCTTATATGAGCGAAATTTTAACAAGAGGATCTCTTCTTCCTCCAGTAGTTACAAATCAGATGTTTAACAAGGTTCGCGGCAAATCTTCACTCGCTAGATTGTCAGGATCTGAGCCTATTCCATTTAACGGTGAGACAGTTTTCACTTTTTCAATGGATAGCGAAGTAGATCTTGTCGGCGAGAACGGCGCAAAGTCAAACGGCGGCGGTACAGTTGCAGCCATTCAGATGATTCCTGTTAAAGTCGAGTACGGCCTCAGAGTATCAGACGAATTCAGATACGGATCTGATGAGATCAGACTCCAGTATCTTACATCTTTTGCTGAAGGCTTCGCTAATAAGGTAGCTCGTGGTATCGATATCATGGCCTTCCACGGAGTTAATCCAAGATCAAAGCAGAAGGCTTCTGTTATCACAAACAAGAACTTCGATGATCTTATTTCTAACACCGTTGTTTTTGATTCTTCAAATCCTGACAAGAATATCGTGGACGCTATCGCACTTGTAGAAGGCGCTGAGCACGATGTTTCAGGACTTGCTATCGCTCCAGCTATGAAGAATGCACTCGCTAAGCTCACAAAAGGCTCTAGCTCATACGAGCCGATGTTCCCTGAACTTGGATGGGGTGCAACTGTTGGCGCTATAAATGGGCTTCCAACAGATGCGAACAGCACAGTTTCATTCAATTCTGGAGCTGATCGCGCAATCGTTGGAAATTTCGCAAGCTTCTTCAAATGGGGCTTCGCTAAGCAGATTCCTATCGAAGTTATCGAATATGGTAATCCTGATAATTCAGCTCTTGGAGACCTTAAGGGTCATAACCAGGTATATCTTCGCGGCGAAGCTTATGTCGGTTGGGGAATCATTGATCCTTCAGCTTTTGCTATCGTTAAGACTTCAGCTTCAGCTTGATCGTAGGAGGCGCTTATGCTTTACAGAAATGTAAAGACGGGCGACGAGCTGATGTTCAGTTCAGTTATCTATTCACCAGACTGGGAGCTGGTGGAAGATAAGAAAGATAAGGCTCAGGCGGAGCTTCCTCGAACGGAAGCTCCTGAAGCTGAGCCTGTTGAAAAGCCTGTCAAAAAGGAAACTCCCAAAAAGAAGCCAGTCAATAAGAAGAGGACAAAGAAATGAGTAATTCACCATTTGCGACAGTAGAAGACATTCAAACTCTATATAGGCCACTGTCAGCTTCAGAGCAGTCGAGAGCCGAAGCACTTCTTCCTCTTGTATCTGATGAGATCAGGATTCTTGGAAAAAATTCCGGGAAGGATATCGATCAGGCGATCGCCGACGATCCCACTTATGGGAGCGTAGTCAAGATCGTAACTTGTGACGTAACCTTCAGAATTCTGCGTCAGAATACGGAAGGCGAAGCAATGACTCAGGAATCTCAGTCTGCTCTTGGATATAGTTGGAGCGGATCGTTCGCTGTCGCTGGAGGCGGAATCGCTAATTCTATCCTGGTAAATGATCTTAAGAAGCTGGGACTTCTTAGACAAAAAATGGGGAGCGAGTTCTTATGGCAAGGATCAAAGGGACAACAGTGATATTGTATACGGAAGTTCAGACAGGGGAAGATCCCTTCGGGAATCCAATATATGAAAAGAAGCCTGTGGAAGTTGATAACGTGCTTGTCGGAGAACCTTCGACAGATGATATCACATCCGCGACTCAGATGTTCGGAAAAGTCATCTCTTATATGCTTGGAATTCCAAAAGGAGACACGCACGACTGGACTGATAAGGAAGTCGAATGGACGGACGCTTATGGCCACGTTCATAAGGGTAAGACGTTCGGATTCCCTATCACCGGAATCGAAGCGAATATCCCTGAATCACTTCCCTGGCATATGAAGATGAGGTGTGAAGAATATGGCTAAAAACGTAAGTTTCAAGCTTAATCTTCCAGGTCTTAATGAGCTGATGAAGTCTTCAGAGATGGAAGCAGCTCTTGAACAGGCCGGAGAAGCTGTCGCGGCTAATGCCGGAAGCGGATATTCTCACAGAGTTCACCAGGCTTCTTTTGTTGCAATCTGCAATGTCTACCCGGACGATGCATTCGCAGCAAGTGACAATTATGCAAATAATACACTGCTTAAGTCCTTGAGCGCCGTAGGGCTGCCGATGACTAAGGGAGGCTAATATGATCGAGGTTATAGTTAAAGACTTCTTGTCGTCTAAGGTAGATATTCCGGTGCTCTTGGAAGTTCCGAAAAATCCGAGCCAGAGAATGATAATTCTCGAAAAGACGGGCGGAACAAGAAGAAATCTGATTCAGTCATCAATTTTCGCGATTCAAAGCTACGCTCCGACTAAGTACGAAGCAGCTGAAATTAATGAAGTCGTTAAAAGATTGATGCTCGATGGAAACGACGGAATCGTGACTCTGGATAATATCGTCAGTGTTGGCCTTAATTCAGACTACGATTTCACGGATACAAGTTCAAAACGTTACAGATATCAAGCCGTTTTTGACATTACGCATTATGAAGGAGGCGAAAATGAATAAGAATAACGCTTCAAATGTCAGCGCCGGAAAACCAAAAGTAGGCGGAGCCGTATTCAGCGCTCCAGTTGGAACTCCACTTCCAACGACTACGACTGAATCTCTCGATGCTGCATTCGTTAATCTGGGCTATTGCTCAGAAGATGGTGTCACTAACTCCACAAGCCTTGAAACTCAAAAAATTAAGGCATGGGGAGGCGATACTGTTCTAGTCATCTTGTCATCAAAGGATGACCAGTTCAAATTCAAGCTTATCGAAGTTAAAAATATCGATGTACTTAAGTATGTTTACGGCGATGACAATGTTTCAGGATCTCTTGAAACAGGAATCGCGATTAACGTAAACGCTAAGGACATCCCTGAACAGTCTCTCGTAATCGATATGATCCTTCGAGGCGACACAGCGAAGCGAATCGTAGTTCCTTCCGCTAAGATCTCCGAGTTTGGTGATATCGCTTACGCTGATGCTGACGCGATCGGCTACGAAGTCACTAACGACTGCACTCCGGACGATGACGGAAATACTCACTATGAATACTTACTGAAGGCCGGATCTCCTTCAGCTTAATGGGAGGAAAATATGAAGATAAAGACGAAGAGCGGATTCGTCTGGGATGTCGACGAAAAAAAGGCGGCGGACTGGGATTTCGTTGATGCTCTCTGTGATTGTGAGAGCGAGAACGCTACGACTAGAGTTGTAGCTTCCAGAAACTGTATCAAAATGCTCCTCGGAACAGACGGAGCTTCAGCACTTGCTGAGCACGTCAAAGATGAGAATGGAGTCCGAAATATTGGACAGATGCTTATCGAGTTCAGGGAGATCATGAGCCAGATAGGCGAAAAGCAAAAAAAATCCTGATCCTCTCAAGAATGATAGCGCTTGATGAGGAATCGCTTATCTGTGACCTGGCTGAAGTCTATCGAATATATGATATGAGGTCTTTCCCTTGCTCATATATTGCAATACTGGCCAGTGGATTACGTGATAATTCAAGAACTAAAATGAAAGCGTCGGGGCTGGAGGTAGACCTTGATCGTCTACTTCTGGCTCATATCGCTGACTCGTCTCGCTATAACTTATGGGCGAAGACGGAAGACGGACAAAAAGGAAGAAATCGGCCGAAGTCGTTTGTCGAGCTTCTGACCGAGAAAATAGACGAATCAAAGCTTCCGATCGGATTTAATTCGAGCGAAGACTTTGAGAAAGCTTGGAGGGATATCAATGGCTAGTGATCTTGGTACCGCGTACGTCCAAATAGTTCCAAGTGCGACAGGAATAAGCGGCTCGATCTCTTCAGTCCTTGATCCTGAAGCTTCAAAAGCCGGAAAAAGCGCCGGACTTAATATCGCTGGCGGAATTGGTTCCGCAATTGCTGGCGGAGCTACCATTGTAGCCGGAGCTACGGCCGCAGTTACCGGAGCCGTAGTTAAAGGAACGTCTGATCTTGCTGTCTATGGCGACAATATTGATAAGATGTCTCAGAAGATGGGTTTGAGCGCTGAAGCTTATCAGGAATGGGACGCTGTAATGCAGCATTCAGGAACTTCAATGGAAGCTATGAAGAGCTCTATGAAGACTCTGGCTAATGCAGCGGAAACAGGATCGGACGCGTTTGAGCTTTTGGGAATATCCCAGGAACAAATTGCGAATATGTCTCAGGAAGAGCTGTTCGAAGCGACTATCACAGCGCTTCAGAACGTTGAAGATGAGACACAGCGCACATATTTAGCCGGAAAAACTCTCGGAAAAGGTGCGACCGAACTCGGAGCGCTTCTTAATACATCCGCCGAAGATACTCAGGCGATGCGAGACAGAGTTCACGAGCTGGGCGGAGTAATGTCAGACGAAGCTGTCAAAAACGCAGCTGCATTCCAGGACAATCTTCAGGATATGCAGACAGCTATCAGCGGAGTCGGACGAGGCCTTGTCTCTCAGCTTCTTCCTGGAATGAATCAGATAATGGAAGGATTTACTGGTCTCATTCTTGGAGAAGAAGGCGCTTCTGAAGCACTTAGCGCCGGATTCGAAAGTCTTTTCGAGTCGATAGGATCAATAAGCGAAAGCGTCGTTTCAATGATCTCCGAAATGCTTCCAGGCATAATCGAA